TACACAAAAAAGTTAATATTTTTGATGATATAGACGAAGATTTGATTGAGCGTTTTATCAGTTCATTCGATATGAAAGAATTTCTTGAAGAGTCTTCGACGATCGGATCGATGGGTGGTGGAGTCGTAGATGATGGACCTCGATACTGGTGGGGTAATCAGAAGAGTTACAGAACCACCTCAGAAGCAGAAGTTGCCAAACTAGGATGGCGGATTGTAAACTATTTAGTACCTGAGCAGGAGTTTGAAATCCATGACACGAAATATCCAGATGGTCCAACTGGAGCTGTATCGTACTATCCATCCGGTAAGGTGGGTACCAAAGCTGGTACTGGAGTGATGAAGGACGTCAGAGGAACTGAGGCCTGGAAGAAATGGGTACAGAATATCAGTCGATCAGTAACACAGTTGGGTTGGACATTTGTAGATTGGATCGACGCAGATCTTTCTATCAAACAGACAAAAAATGAACCAGTGGATGAGTTCGATCCTCGGAACGAAGTACCACCGGAAACAGAACCCAAGGGAGAAAAGGATCAGCATGGTGAGATGGAAGAACCACCAGATGATCCGGATGCCCCGAATGAACCACACAAGAAAGATCTTTCCGAGCGGGCTCTTTCGGTTGGATGGTGGAAAAACATTCTGGAACGGGATCCAAATGAAGTTCCGCTGTCGAAGAGACAACCAGGTGAAGTCTGGGACACAGATGTCGGAAAGGGAGCCAAGAATAAGAAAGGAATACCTCAGTACTACAGGAGTGCTGATGATGCTGAAGAGTATTCACAGGGTAGTGGATATCAAACTGGTGGAGAGGATTCAGAACCAGCTCCCGCTGGGAAGCCAGAATCCGAGCCCTTCAGGGATCGTAAAAGCAGCGATTCAGAGACTGGAACATTAGACTCGGCAAGAACATCGGGTGGTGGACACTTGATTGGTGTGGATCACGGCCAGAACGTAGATAGTGAACTCAATACTATCAAACAGATGTATCCGGAAGATACTAAGATAATGTTTGTCGGTGAAGGGGGGATGGAAAATCTTCATGGTGAAGAAGATGATGCTGGTATTTGGTTTGGTGGTGAGCAAGAAGCAATGAGGGATGGTCTGAGAGACCACTATGGAGATAATTTTGCTGAAAGTAGTTGGGATGAAAATGCTAATGTGGAAGATCCAACTGGCAATACAGAAGTTCATAATTATATAATGGAAAACGGTACAGCGGGTTCTGGACCAAATGGTCAGCTGACTAGATCAGAATCCGTAGCTGTTATTTGGTCTAATATGATTGGTCAAAACGCAATAGATGACAATAATAATTTTACAAAAGGTACGGAAGCATTAAAAGGTATGTCTCCCGAAAACTTTTTAACTGACGAAGGTAAACAGTTTTTAATTAAAGAAGCGGCAAAAGTTGGAATTGCATTTGACGATCCAACATTTGGAGACAAAATGACTGATAAGGATTTTGAAAGACTCTTTGAATTAAATTATAATGATAAAGGAAATCCAGAATTTGAGAATACTGGAATATATCAAGCCCAAGATCATTATAACCAATTCAGACAAACAGAACTCGATAGAAAGATAAAAGAAGCCGAAGATGAAGGGTATACAGTAGTGGCAACGGTTGGGAATAGCCACGTAGATATGTACAGACAAAGGCATTCTCAAGAGGAAGCAATCTCAGAAGACATCAAGCCAGACGTGATCAAGAGTTTTGCGATTCAGGATTCTTTGAATACTAAGATCTGGGACGGTGAAAAACTTAAACCGCAGATTCGGAAAAAACTACTAATGATCGGTAAGAACTTTTTTGACGATTTGGAATTAGAACCACAGGTAAAGCTCCAAGATATTACACTCACAGGAAGTATTTCAAATTACAACTGGTCCAAATTCTCAGATGTAGATCTGCATCTACGGATCGATTTCAGTCAGGTGGATGAGGATGAAAATTTTGTAAAGAATTATGTACTGGCGAAGAAAACCATCTGGAACAATAAACACGATATCAGCATGTATGGTTTTCCTGTAGAAGTGTATGTGGAAAACATTGGTGACACTCACATCGCTTCTGGGCTATACTCCATTTTGAAGGACAAATGGCTGGTAGTTCCCAAGAAGAAAGAATTACAGATTGATCTCGAAGACATAGCCACCAAAGCAGAAGGTTATTTAGGATCAGTTTCAACGTTGGAAAAATTAATGAAAGAGGAAAAGTACTCAGAAGTAATCCGGACGGTGGAAAAGATTCAGGAGAGATTAAAGAGAATGAGAAGTTCCGGATTAGAGCGAGGTGGAGAGTTTTCAGTTGAGAATTTAGCGTTTAAAGCTCTGAGACGATCACCATTCATTGGTACGATCGTTGATATGAAAACAGCAGCATATGATGCCATGATGACCATGAATGGTACACAGACGGAAGGAACATTTTCAACAAAATGGTGGAAACGACTCATCACGGAAGGTGGTGCATACGGACATATGGCTCATCCGTTTGATGATTGGGATCTAACATTTAAAGATTTTAAAAATATTATAGAGATGGGGCTGAGTGGAAACCTCAATCGAGAAGATAATGTGACTGAAAAGCTAGATGGACAGAATTTGATGGTATCTTGGAAAGGTGGTAACCTCATCATAGCTCGAAATAAAGGTCACATCAAGAATGCCGGAAAGACTGCTCTATCCGTGAAAGGAATAGCGAGTATGTTTAGTGGAAGAGGTGAAATAAGTAATGCGTTCTCCTTTGCTGCAAAGGATCTACAGAAAGCTATAGGAGCTCTATCTAATAAACAGAGAGATAAGATATTCATGAACGGAAGGGCTTGGATGAATCTGGAAGTACTTTGGCCGGCATCATCAAACGTGATTGATTATGACGTAGCCCAGATTGTCTTCCACGGAGCGCTCGAGTACAATGATGCAGGAACTGTAGTGGGTCAGGTCAAAGGGAGTGCAAGAACACTCGAAGGAATGATCCGCCAAGTGAACCAGCATATTCAGAAACATTACAAGATAGCTAAACCACAATTTCTGACAGTTCCGAAGAATCAAGATTTCACAAAGCGGAAAACATATTATTTTAACAAGCTGAAAAAACTTCAAGATACATATGCACTCGCAGATACAGATACTCTATCACTGTGGCATCAGATGTTTTGGCAGGAATGGATTATGAATGGAGCTAATCAAACCGATTTCACGAATATCACAAATGATGTATTGGTGAAACTCATGAAAAGATGGGCATTTGGAGATAAATCTTATAAGATCTCGGACATGAAGAAAGAATTGAGAGATGATCATCCGGAGTTTTTAGATTGGGCTTTGGCTACGGATAAAGTGGATGTTCAAAAGATACAAAAGCAAAATATGAAACCCTTTGAAGTTTTATTCTTTGAGCTTGGGGCTGAAATCCTTCACAGCGTTAGTAATTTTCTTGCTGTGCATCCATCCAAGTCAGCACAGAAGATGAAAACAGCCACAAAGAAAGCAGCAGCTGCGCTGAAAAGGGGAGGAGATCCCAAGAATTTGAAATTATTGAAGACTCAGTTAGAAAAGCTACAATCTATCGGTGGATTTGATGCAGTTGTCCCATCCGAAGGATTGGTTTTCAAATATAAGGGGAACACATACAAGTTTACCGGAGCCTTTGCTCCAGTGAATCAAATCACCGGTGCATTAAAATTTGGCCGATAATTATTTTTAATATATTTATATATAAGGTAGCATGATGAGTAAGAACATAGCAAAGATTCAATCTATGATTGATGGAACACACCAACGAAAAATTCAAGTTGGGTATAAAGCCAAAACGACGACTCAGCGGAAAGAAGGTGAACGCTGGACTGATGGAAATGGTACTGACTGGGAAGTCGTTGATGGAAAGAGAAAACAAATCACTAAGATTCCACCCCGGGGGTTTGACAAGTGCTCTGAATGCGAAAAGTTAATTCTTAAGCAGCTTGATCAGGATACTTATAACCGGATGCATAAATGTTATCACTGCCAGGTGAATTTTGAACTTGACCTAAAGGCTGAGGGGAAATGGCATGAATGGGTGTGGGAACAAGAGCAACAGCGATGGACATCCGTTGAAGAAGAACTCCAACTGATCTTAAAGGATATGAAAGACAGTAGTGATCAAGCATTTGATCCGAGAGTAGCCAACGCTATGGCAAATGAAAATGTTGATATGACGATTAAGAAAAATACCGGAGATATATAATGAAGTTATTTAAAATATTGGGGGGAATCTTAGCAGCAATTGCAGGAATTGCTGGTATGTTATTCGCTGGTGGTAAGAAATCACAAGAAGTGAAAGAACTCAAGACAGTTATCAAAGAAAACAAAAAAGAAGAGAAGAAGGTAGAAGAGACGATTGAGGTACTGGAAAAAGATAAAGTGAAAAACAAGAAAGAAATAACAGCCGCAAAAAGAAAATTAACGCGTAGTAAGAATGAAGTCAAGAAGATGGAAAAAGCCTACGAAGAAGATGACATCGAATCCGCAGAAGATTTTTTAAAAAAGTTTGCTAAGAATAAATGAGGTCTACAATGAAGATACTAAAATATTTTATAATATTCTGTTTTGCTTTATCAATCATAGATGCACAGGATACATTTACACAAGCAGAAGCGTTAGAGATGATAAAACAACGAGATGCACAATGGGAAGGTAAGATAGAAAAGGCTGATTCATTAATTGCATCACAGAAAGAATTGATTGCTGATTGTGAAGGTTTAGTAGGAAACTTAGAGGAAACTGCAAATTTAGATTCTCTGCTGCTGAATGCTAAAAGTGCACAAATTAAATTGTTAAAAGCTCGTGACGCAGCTAATGAGAAGTTAGTGCAGTTGGTTGAACCAAAATGGTATGAGAACCAATATCTTTGGTTAATAATAGGATTCACCTTAGGTAAGATCTAATGTCTGACATCAAAAAAGCCATACAGAGAGAGTATGTCAAATGCGTGGAAGAGCCCACTCACTTTCTCCGAAAGTATTCGATAATCCAACACCCCCAAAGAGGAAAGATCAAATTTGATCTATATGACTTTCAGTCTAAAACGCTCGAAGAGGTGAGAAAGAATCAGTATAGTATAATTCTCAAGTCTAGACAGCTTGGAATCAGTACATTGACGGCTGGATATAGTTTATGGCTCATGTTGTTTTTCCAAGATAAAAATATTTTAGTCATTGCCAAGGATAAAGGTGCTGCAAAGAATCTGGTCACGAAGGTTCGTGTCATGTTTCATAATTTACCAACGTGGTTGAAGACTAAGGTGGATGAAGATAATAAATTATCATTTCGACTAGGCAACGGATCTCAGATCAAAGCAGTTGCTGCTACTCCGGAAGCCGGTCGTTCTGAAGCATTGTCGATGTTGGTATTAGACGAGGCAGCATTTATTCCTGCAGTTGAAACTATCTGGACTGCAGCACAACAGACCTTAGCAACCGGTGGTCAGTGTATTATCTTATCCACTCCAAATGGTGTTGGAAATTGGTTTCATAGAATGTGGGTTGATGCCACTGATGGTATTAATGACTTTGCATTTATTGAACTACCGTGGCAACGACATCCAGATCGCGATCAAACCTGGAGAGATGATCAGGAGAAGGCATTGGGACCAACCAAGGCGGCACAGGAATGTGACGCTAACTTTCTCACATCCGGTAATTCCATTATAGATCCGCTAATACTTCAGTGGTACAAAGAGACTCTAGTTAAAGAGCCAATTGAACGAGCTGGAGTGGATAAGAATCTTTGGATCTGGGACTATCCTGACTATTCTAAGGAATATATTGTTGTAGCTGACGTGGCTCGTGGAGACGGCTCCGATTACTCTGCAACTCAAATTTTTGAGATAGAATCTCTCGACCAAGTAGCTGAATATAAAGGTCAGTTATCGACTACCGATTACGGTAATTTTCTCATTGAGCTCGCTACTAAGTACAATGACGCTCTATTGATTGTTGAGAATAACAACGTAGGGTGGGCCACACTTCAGACAATTATCGATCGTGGGTATAAAAACCTATTCTATCAATCTAAAGACCTTCAGTACGTAGATACTGAGCATCACATGGAAAGCAACCGATATAGATCTCAGGATAGAAATATGATTCCTGGATTCACGACATCAAAGAAAACTAGGCCGCTCGTGGTTGCTAAAATGGAAGAATATACAAGAGAAAAAATGATCAATATAAGGTCTTCACGACTGGTTGAAGAGCTTTTTGTATTTATTTATCACAACAGCAGGGCAGAAGCCATGGCGGGATACAATGATGATCTCGTAATGTCTTTCGGTATAGCACTGTGGATCCGTGATACAGCCCTGAGGCTAAAAAAAGAAAATGATGACTATCAACGACAAATGTTAGGGTCATTCTTAAATAATAATAATGGTTATGATGAAGGATTCGGCAAGGGTCAGATCAAACCAAAAGACAACCCCTGGGAGATTGAGATCGAAGGTAAAAAAGAAAATCTTAATTGGCTCCTATAGATGAGGTAAAACATGGCTAGAAACAACATATTAGACAGATTAGGTCAATTATTCCGGAATAATATAATTATCCGCAAGACGGATGACAACCGACTAGTCGTAAAAGATCTAGATTTCACCCAGTCCGGACTCGTGAGTAATTTCGTCGACCGATACACTAAGGTTGTATCCCAAAGTCGAATGGGTAAATATTCATATAATCAAAATGCAAGAAATGCCTATGAGATTGCTCGAAATGAGTTGTTTCGTGATTATGAACTAATGGATAGCGATCCAATCATTTCTAGCGCACTTGATAT